AGAAGCTTTAGCAATAGTTAAAGCTTCTGATTTTTCATTGCCAAAATTAAAGAGGGTAGCATAAAAATGAAAGTTTTTTTGGGCGGGACATGTAATGAAAGCGCATGGCGAGATCATTTAATAAAACATCTCACCATAGACTATTTCAATCCTGTGGTCGATGATTGGACAGAGGACTGTATGGATGAGGAAATTAAGCAAAGAGAAAATTGTGACATATGTCTTTATGCTATAACCCCTAAAATGACCGGCGTTTACTCTATTGCTGAAGTAGTTGACGATTCAAATAAAAGGCCGAATAAAACTGTTTTTTGTGTATTTGAGTTAGAAAACAATGGTGATAGATTTACCGACGGACAATTAAAAAGTCTAAAGCAGGTTAGTAAGATCGTAGAACTAAACGGTGGAAAATCATTCAGTGTATCATGTTATGAAGATATAGTTAAGATTGCAGATTACTTGAACACACTGAGAGTGGCATAATGAAATATCCTAAAGAAATTAAAAAATATATTTCAAATGCTAGATCTAATCGTGGGAAGAAAAACGGTGTTGTTAAATGTCTTTTTGATTATCCAGATATTGAACGAAAGATAGATAACAGCAAAAATAATTACAAAAGAAATAAATTAACAGGGTAGCGTAATGAATAAAACACTAGAAAATTCAACAGTTTCAGGCGCAAGAAAAAATGTAGCTGATATAAATATCTTCGGAAACGGAGACACATTTAAACTAATCTGCAAAGCTAGCAGCAAAGCCGAGGGTTGGATGAAGTCAACTAAAGCTATGCATATTGACGGCGTTGGCTGCGTAGTGCAAGTAACGACACAACAAGGCGACAACGTGGCAGAAGCGTTGACTTTTGTGCCAGGGGTCGCAATTGAAGTCATCGATGGCGATAAAAATAATGGTAGACGATTAATCCAGTCATTTATTAGATCAACTCCGATGCAGCACAAAGGCTAATGTGGACGAGCGAAGAACAACGATACACTTAAATCATAGTCACATTGTGCCATTAACTGCTTTAACAGTTGTGTTATTTACAGTATTTATGGCTTTAATGTGGGTAATAATGAGCCAAATTTTACTGAGAGATGCGCTCAAGGAAACAAAGACGGAGTTAAGAATAACGCAAATGCACTTACAAGATCAAAACGCTATTTTAATTAGAGCTGGAATTATAAAACCAGGCGATTTAACAACCGGGCCAACAAACCCCGACAAAATGGAGATTAAAAAAGATGAGCGCGATACGCTGTAAATTACTACTATGCTCACTAGAAGCTCAAGCAGCATCAAAAATAACAGAAGATTTTATTGAAGATATACTAGAATCTGGAGTTGTTTCATCGGTTAGCGATAATGCTTTAGCCAAGGCTTACATTTCAGTCCAGCAATACTACATCAAACAAATGAAAAACCTGAGCAGCGAGCTAACTGATGGCATCTAGCAACTTGAAAAACCCGTGGAACGTGACTTTAACAATATTTTTGGTTACGAATATTGCTTTTTTTGGGGCTGCTTATGGTGCTTTTGCTAATCAGATGGAAAATGTTAATATTTCAATTATTGAAATAGTTAAAGAGCTAAAAATAACTAACCAAGTTATTATCAATATGAAAGAAGCCGATATCAGGCTAAAGCTCAATCAAGAATACGCAATTGAACGAATTGAACGTATCGAGTCTAAAATTAAATGAGCAATCTAAACTTGAAAGACAGGCATGATCCAGCTTGAAATCGAGGTTATTAAATGACAAAACTTGAAAAACAAATCAAAGGTGCAGCTAAATCAAAAACAATGTATCTAGCATTAGCTTTATCTGTCTTGACACCTGCACTCGAAAACTTTCCAAATGTTGAATCGTTTTTAGGTGACAACTACGGTTGGGCTTTAGTGGCTCTAAGCATGTTGGTTGCTGGCTTGCGTTTCATCACGACAAAAGGGCTTGATGAAAAGTAATGTCTCACTTCAAGCGAAAGCGTCATCCGAATGCTCGCGCAGGTTGTGCTATGTGCAAGCCCCAAAAAAAAGGCAAAGGCGCAAATCCAGATACTAAAGTTTGGCACAGGGGATTTGGAAAGATAAAATCACTAATCAACGCAAAAACAGACATGAAAGATGATATTAGATTTTAAAGGGTTTAATGAAAATGTTTAGTGCAATAAAGATTAAGATAATAGCGGCACTCACGGCCATAGGTGGGGTGCTACTCTTAATGCTTGGGTTAGAGCGCAGCAAGCGCAAAGCCGCAGAATTTAAAGCTAGAATAGAAGAATCAAACCGAAAGAACTTAGAAGCTTCCGCAGCAGTTAATGAAAGTATCGAAAAAGAACGAAGAACATGGGATAAAAGCCAAAATGAAAGACACAGGCAAAACCTTAAAGAAATTGAAAAGTTGGACGATGAAAGTCTTAGTGACGCTGATTTTATCAATCAGTCTGCAAAGTTGCTCAAGCGTTCCAATAATCCAAAAAGAACACATTAAGATACCAGCAAAGTACTTCCCTGGATGTTATTACAGCGAATTTGAGATTAGCGAAGATGCAAGCGATAATTTAAGAAAGTACGCAACTGAATTAATTTATTACATTGGAGAATTAAAAATGGAAATAGATATTTGCGATAAAAATGATCAAGATGCGATGGAATATCAACAAAAGCTTACAAAGTAGTGTATAATTAACTTGCCGGAATGCTGCAACACCGTTCAATGTAGCACTAGCCCCGAAGTTATCCTTTTCCTCGTGGATTTTTATTATATTTTAAGTAACACTCTCAACCGACCAAGCGGAAATCTTTCACAATTTGTTGCATATTCATTTTAATCTACCTCGCATATCATCTAAAATTTTAAAAAACATAGTTGTAGCAATAGCATCACCTGACATTATCGATAACTGAACTAACTCAGGTAGACTGCACAATCGTTTAGCCACCATTTCTATTGCGAGTGTCTCTAAGTCATGAGTGCTCATACCCTCGTACCATCTTGATATTTAGGGTTTAATGGCCGATAATCTCTGCGAGATCGAGTTAATATTTTTTTGATTTTCATTTTCTAGGTCTCCTTTTTACATTAAAAATTCTAGTTGGTATTTTCATTTACTTGATCCCCTCGATCCCTTCGATCCTTAAAACTTAATAATTTTTTTACAAACAATGCATCGTTTTTGCTGTCCACCGCTTATCTTTTCTGAGACAACTCCATACGCTCTCCCGTTAAAATCAGTACTTTGAGTCACTCTCTCAACAAATACAACATAATACCCTGAAACATCTTTGCAATGATGGCATCTAATATGATCCCCAGTGCTCATGATTTTTCCCCCGCTGATCTCGCTGACATTAAAAGCACATACAAATTAGTATGTGCGCCCTGGAATTTAGCACCGATGAAGTACCACATCCGATTATTTTTGTATATTTTAGTTGATGTTTTCATTTGCTTGATCTCTAAAACTCGGCATCGATAGGTAATTATCATCAAAAAAGCTGGATGCTACGTCAGCAATGATTGACAGCGTGATGACTATCAAGTAAATGTTCATTAAGTTTTCCATGTTATTCTCCGTTAATTTTCGATTAGTTTCACCCAAAAACCCCAATTAAGGGGTTATGGTTTATTAATGGATAGCGATATAATACTTGCCGTTTTCTAATCCTAGTTTTAACTCAATTAGCTGGTCTTTTAAATCAACGATATATCCAACTTCACTCCCGGTTTTATGGGCAAGCTCATAAGTTCTGTGGCGACTTAAAACATTACCGTACGTGTCGTAAGATCTATTTATTATTGCACTAGCATGAGTAAATCCTTGATTTAACATTTTTTGGATATCTTTTATATTTGTTATTTTAAGCGTTTTCATTTTCTCAATTCTCTTTTTGTTTGTAAATTAACTTAATCATGCTCCAGATCCTGGAGCATTGTTAAATTAACTTAATTGTTGACTTAGCTTAATCTCCTCTTGAAACCCAAGATTTGTTAAAAAGTAATCTTTTTTATAGTCAAAAGGACTTGTGTTGAATTCTCTTTTGTCGACAAGGGCAAAGATAATTTCGTCGTAAGCTAGCTTAGTTATTTTAACTATTTTATCAGTCCACTCAACAAAATAACCGTTTCCGAATTCGCTTTGATCGGATAGCTCAATTATTGCAGCGTCATTAACACATACTCTTATCGTGTTTGTTATTTCGTTTAGTATCTGGGTGTTTAATATATCCATTTTCTTGACCCCTTTTTAGTACGTTTTAAGCAAGCTCTAGAAGAGAAATGCTAACGTTTTTTACTTGTCCATCAACAACAAATTCCGGCATTGATGAGGTGTCGTCATTATGAATAACGATTATTTGACCAGCTCGGACCGGGTACATATCTTCAATAACTTTAAATTGAGTTACGCCTTCTTCGATTTCAGTGTTGAATTTTTCATTTATTGCGCTCATTTTTTCTCCGTTTTTGTTTAGTTAATCTCTCGACTTGCAACTATTGTATATCAATTAACTTACAATAGCAAGTCTTATTTGTAAATAGATTAACTTATTTTAAAACTTTACAATGTAAGCTAGCTAATATACAATAGACAAATGCAAACAATCAAATTAATCGATCACATCGACAAGCATTACAAAACTAAATCAGATGCAGCAATAGCACTGGGTTCTAAACGTCAATCATTAAATAATATGCTCAACACTGGCATTAGAGTAGCGCAATTAACTGATGGCACTTACATAACAATAAATAAATCAAATAAAGAGTTTAAATAGCTTGACGATGTAAGTCAGTTGATATACAATCGGCGCTCAAAAGGAGAATAAAATGATTAAATGCACACTAAATTGCAAAAAATGTTTACACGCAAAAAGGACAAGACAAGACAAAAACTATAACAAGTGCGAGTACATCAAGCTTGTTATTTATCCTAAATAAAATTTATCTACTGTAGTACAATAATGCATGACTAAAAAACAAACCAAAGCTGAAACTAGAGCAATCGAATTATACAAATCTGGCGAAACAGCTATTAATGCCTATCATTCAGCATTTCCATTATCTAAAAAGTGGAAAACCAGCACGATAGAGAGCAAAGCACAGCGTTTATTCGATTCAGTTAACGCAATACAACCAAAAAAGCCTAAAAGAGTGTCACACGTTAAATCTAGCGACTCTATACCCACAAACAAACAAACTAAGAGCACACAAGCGCAAGAAACACTAAAAATTGAGCTATCTGATGAGCAAAAGTACTTATTAAGCAAATGTACTCAACTGCAACAGCGTATTGTTATCAACATTACGCAGGGCAATATGAGTAATCGTCAAGCATATTACGACGCGGGAGGGCAAGCTAAGAACGATAATACAGCAGATTCAAGCGTCGGCGAAATCTTGCTAAATCCTGCGGTGAGTGCTTTATACGACTCTCTCACCCAGGAAAAGCTTAACGATGCAATAATGATCAGGGATGAAGGTTTAGAAATATTAACAAGTATTAGCCGCTCTCGCATTGACGATGAAGAGCAGTTTAAGCTTAAAGTACAGTCAAAACTGGCGGCAATCAAACAATTAGCACTAATGCAGGGCTGGGATGCAGCTAGCAAGCACGAGCACACAGGCAAAGATGGCGAAGCAATTAAGATGATCACATCAGAAATGACAGCCGAAGAAGCCAGCCAAATCTATCAAGATAGTCTAAAATCTAAATAAACCCCCACTAAAAGCGTGAATAATCGTCAATTCTCTTTACATTCTTATCAATATCCCCGACAATATACTTTAAAATTGAAATAAACTACTACTTTAAGGGTTTTATGGACTTCGGGCGCGCTTTTTTAATTGCAATGGCAACGGCAGGTTTAAGACTCACTGCTAAACAAACAGCTAAAAAACTTGATATCTCAGTCAACTATCTCTACGACATCTATAATAATAAAAAACGCCCGAGTTTAAAACTACTAATTAAACTATCTAAAATGTGCAATACCAAACTTTCAACGGTAATTGCTTACGCAGGGGAATGAAATGAACATTAAAATTATAGAAGAAATTGCTAGGCAGACTGGTATGGACTTACGCATGCATGACACAAAACCGAGGATGACGCAAATTGACGATGCAACAAATTTAATTGTTGCAAGTGGTGATTTAACAAATTACGGAGAAAATCTTATTAAATTTGCCAACGCTGTAGAAAATCATTTTAGACAAAAAAACAGGGGGTTGAAGCTCCTATGAAAATTACACCGTTATTGCTACTACTACTATTCAGCTTTAACGCACAAGCCATCGAGCTATCATTAATGTTCGGGGGCTATTCTCATCACTTAAATTCTACTTATAGCTCTGATGAGAGCGTGCTTAATTGCAATGAGGGAATATGCAGATATGAAGAAGGAAAGATTAAATACAATCAAGATCATGACTTTATCGGATTTATATATGATAACTATATAGTCGCTAAATTTAAAAACAGTCTTTATAGACAATCATATCTTGTTGCGTACAACTACGAACTATACCAGTTTGAAAACTATTTTTTGGGAATGCAGCATACTGTATCTGTGATGGGGGGGGTTGTGACTGGTTATCAACAAGATGATATAATGACTTCGATTAATGATAATCTGGCAATTTATATTTCACCAAGCCTTGAGAGCCGGTATGTTATTAATTCAGAGTATTCAGTTTCAATAAACACTAACTTAGTCGGTACGGCAATTGCTGTTACTGCTAGTATCAATTATAGGTTTAAATAAATGAGAACAGGGATATTTTTTGACACAGAAACGACAGGCTTACCGAATTGGAAAGAAAAATCTGATAGCGAATGTCAGCCGCACTTAGTACAACTAGCTGCAATAGTTGCAGACTTAGATACTCGCGAGATATTGCAAAGCATGAATGTGATTATCAATCCCTTAGAATGGACAATACCGCAAGAAACAATTGATATACATGGCATAACAAATGAAATAGCTAATCAAGTCGGCATACCCGAGATACAAGCAATTGATATGTTTATGTCTATGCAACAAGGCTCATTACGCATTGCTCACAATGTAACATTTGATAATCGCATAATCCGTATTGGCTGTAAACGATATTTTCCGGATATAATCTCAGATGAAGCATGGAAAGATAAATCAAATTATTACTGCACTTACCAAAACTTCAAGAAATTAATCGGCGGTAAGGGTGGGCACAAACTAATAGATGCTTATAAACACTTTACTAGTAAAGAGCTAGTCGGCGCACATAATGCTTGGACTGATACTAAAGCTTGTATGGATGTTTACTGGGGATTGCGAGAAGCATAAATGGACTGGCAAAACCCCGACTACACTGAAGTATTTAGAGAACGCCAATTAAGGCTCGATAAAGTACGCTCTAATCCTATTTTGCTCCAAGCAATGAAGAAGCATTACAAGAATAATCCGTGGGACTTCATCAACGACTGGGGTATGACATTTGACCCCAGACAGGTCGAAAAAGGTCAGTTAGCAAACATTCCCTTCGTTTTATGGCCAAGACAAACAGATTTTTTGTATTGGATGGACGAAAGATGGAAAGCGGGAGAGTACGGAATAGTCGAGAAGTCGAGAGATTGTGGGGTTACTTGGCTATCAGTTGGCTTTTGTTGTACTCAGTGGCTATTCAACTCAGGATTCAGTGCTGGATTTGGCTCAGCTAAAGAAACTAAAGTTGATAAAAAGGGCGACCCAGATTGTATATTTGAAAAGATACGCTTCTTTATCAATAATATTCCGAAAGAATTCTTACCTAAAGATTTTAATCTAAACATTCACTCTTCGTTCATGAAGCTATCAAATCCAGAAAACGGGGCAACTATCACTGGAGACTCAGGGTTACAAATAGGTCGTGGCGGTAGAAAAGCCTTGACTCTTGAAACCCCAGTACTAACAACTGGTGGATGGAAGAAAAATGGTGAATTATCACTTAATGATTGTGTTATAAATAACAGTGGAAAGCCAACTAGAATCATAGGTATTCAAGATCATGGAAGAAGGAAAGTATATAGGGTTGGCTTCGATGACGGAACATCAGTTAAATGTTGTGGCGATCACTTATGGACTGTAACCACTAGATCAATACGTAAAGCAAATGGCAGAAGCACTAACGAAAAGCGAAGAACACCACATAATATCACGCTGTCTACAAATGAAATGGTTGATAATGTATTGGTTAAAAGAAAAGACGATAACAAAGAATATCAATATCAAATACCAATTACCGCACCTGTAGTATTTCAAGAAAAAGATTTACCTTTAGATCCATATCTTTTAGGTTTATTACTTGGTGATGGATGTATGCCTTATACAGTCAATATTGTTAACAGTGAACCAGAGATAATCAAAGAAATAGAAGATCGAGTACCAGAAGGGATATCCGTATCTCATGCAGGAATAACACATCGTTTAGTTGATTACAGTGCTGGTGGGCCAAAAAGAAGTAAAATGAAAATCATACTTGATTCTCTTGGGGTAAGAAATTGTCTCGCTCCCACGAAGTTTGTGCCAAAGAAATATTTATTTAATTCAATCGAAAATCGATTATTAATACTGCAAGGATTGTTAGATACCGATGGATGGGTGAGTAAACGCAAAGGCGCGGGAAAGGTTTGTTTTGCTAGTGCGTCGATACAGCTAGCAAAAGACGTTCAATTTTTAGCCCAATCATTAGGCGGGGTTGCTACGCTACGCACAAAAAAAACCACACATTTAGATTCCCATGAAATAATCCTTGCTATGCCTGACGGGATCAACCCTTTCAAATTAACGAGGAAAGCCGAAAGAGTTAAAACAAGAGCTTTATATCAACCAAGACGTTCGATTATCTCTATAGAACCTGATGGAACAGAACCTGTTAGGTGCATTACAGTAGAAAACGATAACGGACTATATTTATGCAATGATTTTATTGTGACTCACAATAGCGTATGGATAATAGACGAGGCGGCATTCATCGAAAATCAACAAGCCGCTGATAACGCGATAAGTCAAGCAACAAACTGTCACATCGATGTAAGCACTTACAATGGCAACGGTAATGTATTTTACAGAAAGTCCCTTAAATTTGAAGGTACAAAGCATAAATTTATCTTTGATTGGAGACAAGACCCACGAAAAGATGATGCTTGGTATGCTAAGCAAAAGGCAGAAAAAGACCCGATAACAGTTGCTCAAGAGATTGATCGCGATCCGAATGCTTCACAGAGCGACTCATTTATACCGGCAGATTATGTTAGAGCGGCGGTTGACTTACACAAACTAATAAAAATACCACCGTCCGGAGTTAGAGCGACAGGCTTCGATCCAGCGGATGAAGGCGATGCAAAAGCAGTTGTTTCAAAGTATGGATATATTATTCAATCCGCCGAAATGATGAAAGACGGCGATATTACACAAGCAATCCCGTGGGCTTATCAGCAAGCATTCAATAATCATTCTCAATTTTTAAGTTATGATGCGGACGGAATGGGCGCGCCGGTCATGAAATTAACATTAGATTCGTATGCAGCGGGTAACATGCCTATCTTGCCTTATTATGGATCAGGCGAAGTTGTGGACAAGAAAAAACATTTGACAAATGGTGAAGGTATACCCGATAAAACACTTAAAACTAACGGAGATACCTATCTAAACTATCGAGCGCAGACGGCAACATGGTTATATGATCGGTTTAAAGCGTCATACGATGTTAGAACTCAAATTGAATCAGGCGGTGTAGCACTTGGAGTTGATGCAGATAAAATTATATCTATTGATTCCACTTGCGTTCATTCTTTTGAATTAATAGCTGAACTATCAAGACCTAAACGAGTATGGACTAACAACGGTAAGATAAAGGTCGAATCTAAGAAAGAAATGAAGAAGCGAGGGGTGGAGTCACCTAATTTATTTGACGCTCTTGTTATAGTTAACGCAATCAAAGCCCCAAGCCCCACAGCAATTAGACGATATAAAACACGAAGCATTAAAATCAGAGACAAAGGGGTTGGAATGTGAACAATTGTAACTCACGCTCTGATAAAGTATAATATTCGCTAGCATTTCCTCACATACTAAAAAATAAGGTTAATATCATGCGAAAAAACAACAAACCAATGCCAGTAAAAGGCGGCTATGGTAGCCCATCACCAAAAAAACCAAAGACACCAAGACATACAATACAGCCTGTACGCCCAAAGCCTAAGCCTAAATCTAAATTCTACAGACCGATGGATAGTTATGGCAGCAATTACACTTCTTAGTGCGGCAGATAGCACGGGAGCTGGCGATATTAAACAGCTTCCTCACTTGGTTGGCAATCATGTCGTACAAGTTACTTCAACTGGCAGCCCTACGACTGTAACATTGGCATTGGAAGGTAGTATTGATGGTTCTACTTGGTTTGTTCTTGACAGCTCAACTTACACAGCATCTAATAACATGAATTTTGCAATTGATATGCCAGTCACTTATGTTCGATTGAACCTTACAAATCTTTCAGGTGGCTCATCTCCAACGGTTACAGGTATATACGAAGGAGACAATCAAGGAGCATCTAAAACTGGCAGGCGTGGTCAATTCTAGGTGGCTCAATTAACGCCACAATCATCTGAACCATCTGACGGGCTTCCTATAGAAATCGATGAGCTTATAGCGCAACTCGATTTACTTGGATTGAAACTAGCAAAAACTCGCTCTGAATCTATTGAAGGTCGTGAAAACTCAGGAATAGAGGAAGAGTGGCTGGAAGACGAGGAATACTACGAAGGGCTTGACGATGCTAATCGCGGAGAACTTCACGCATGGATAGACAAGCCTTTAGGTCAATCTAGCCCGCTAGATGGTGATGAAGATGAAAGCACTGGATCAACTATATTTCTGAACATCACCCGCCCATATGTGGATGCTTCATCAGCAAGAATAGGTGATATGTTATTCCCCTCTGAAGAAAGAGGATATGCGGTCAAAGTTACACCAAAGCCAGAACTAGCAGATTTATCAGAGGGGGTGATGGATTCCGATCAGCGCTATGAAAACGTGATGGATAATCCAAAAGACCCTAAAAAACAAGATGAATCTGCTATAAACAAAATGGATGATGCTAAAGCAGAAATCCAGAAAATGAAAGATGCGGCTAAAAAAGCAGAAGATCAGATATGGGATTGGCATGTAGAAAGTGGTTTTCAAGCGCAGAATCGAAGATTAATTGAAGATGCGGCAAAAGTAGGTACTGGAATATTAAAAGGGCCTATTCCGACCAGAAAACAAAAAACCATATTTATTGATGGCGAGCTACAAAAAATAAGCTCAATAAAACCAGCGTCATTTAGAATATTTTACCGTAATTTTTTTCCTGATTCAGCATGTGGCGAAGATATTCAAGATGGAAATCATACCTGGGAAAGAGACTATATTACAGATTCTTTTTTAATAAAATTAATTGGGACTCCTAACTATCTAGATTTTCAGATCATAAAGTGCATAAAGGAAGGCCCCCAACAAGCAACGAAAGAATATTCAACCGATCAAGATAGACCCGGATTAAAACCTAATACAGACGCTCAAAGAAATATATATGAAATATGGTATCACTATGGATTGATTAAAAGCTCAGAGTTACTTAATATTGATATTTTATCCAAAAAAAAAGATTGCGAAGAAGCCGATGAAGAGTGGGTAAACATTCACTTAATCATGGTTAATAATCGAGTAATCAAAGCAACATTATCTCACGCTAAAGATGGCGACTTCCCTTACGATGTTATGAATTGGCAGCGCAGAATAGGTATGCCTTGGGGTGCTGGTGTTGCAAGACAAATAAGACCTGCACAACGCATGGTGGTTGGGGCAATTAGGCACATGATGGATAACTCTGGCATTGCTGGAGGCCCTATGGCTTTTATCGATACAACCGTTGTTCAAGCGGCAGATGGTGTTAATGAGATAAAACCTTGGAAAATATTTATTCCCGCTGAGGATTATGAAAATAATGGTGCTGATAAAACACACGTAAGTGAAGCTATACAATTTATTCAAGCACCTATGATGCAGCAAGAAATGCAAAACATCGTTCAACTCGGCTTAAGAATGGCTGAGGATGTAACTGGAATGCCTCAGATAATGCAAGGTCAGACTAATCAAAGAACGCCTGAAACTTTGGGCGGCATGGTATTGCAAAACAACAACGCTTCAACCGTTTTAAGAAGAATGGCTAGAATTTATGATGATTATATTACTATTCCACACATCAAAAGGTATTATCAGTATATTTTAGAATATGTTGATGATGATTCAATGAAAGGTGATGTTAGTATTCAAGCTCTAGGATCATCTAGTTTGATTGAGCGTGAAATTGCCGATCAAGCAGTTACTCAGATGTCAGAATTAGTTCTTAATCCTATGTTTGGTAAAGATCCAAAAAAATGGATAAACGAGATATTTAGGATCAATAAAATAAATCCTAGCAAGCTAGACTACGAAGATGAAGAATGGAAAGGTGTTGTTGAGCAAATGAGCCAACCACAAGCTGATCCAAAGCTTGAGATTGCACAAATGAAAATGCAGTCCGATCAACAAATGGCTCAATTTAAAACTAAGTCTGAGCAACAATTCCAGCAAATAAAGATCCAGTCAGAGCAAGAAATGGCACAATTTAAGATTAAATCTGACCAGCAAATGGAGCAGTTCCAGACTCAAAGTAAAGAAAGGTTATTACAAATTGAAGGACAACTCAAAGCAGAAGAATCAGGAAGAGGTCGCGAGCATGAAGCCGCGATACTTCAATTCACGAAAGAGATTGATATTCATGTTAAACAAATGGGAGAGGCGGGGTCTAATGAACGCAACTTGCAGACGATTAAACAAAAGTTACAAGATACGGTCATGAAATTAAAAGCACAAATTCAATTAAATGATCGAGAAGTCACCACGCCACCAGTCGAACCAGCGGGACGCGCTCCTGATGGGCAGTCGTATCAGAAATAGAGGCACACATGAGTAAGCTGCTATTCTTATTATGGGTTTTTTCGCCTTTTGGGATTTATTCGATAGCGAGGAAACAACAAGCGCCTTGTGATGAGTCTAATCGATTTAATAAGGTTATATTATTGTGGTTTGTATTCACTCGTTATGATCAAGTGAATACCAAATTTAAAACGCGTATGAGTAAGTTTTATTTAGTCTTGCATGCGACATTTAACGAACGTCACTTTATAATCGCTTGTCCATGGTTGAAATCAGATATGTGGGAGCGATTAAACAAATGAGCATTCAACCTGTTAATAACAACTAACCTATAAGGAAAAACATGTCCTATTTTTGCCAATTTTGTGATCTAGAAATGAAGTTTGATGCTAGCGTCAAATATGTTAAAGACTATATAACTTGTGGAAAATTTTCGTGCGTGGCTAAAGCTAACAGCAATGATAAGTATTACGCAGAACAAGCGCCACATAAAATAAATGTTAATGTAGTGGTTTTTAAAACTAAAACGCCAGAAATGTATGATACATGGTTAGCAATCAAACCCGAAGAGCACCCCGTTTTTTTAAAGAACCCCGATATTATGAAAGCATTGCTTGACGGCGATATAGCTAATTTAAAAGACAGCGAAGATTGCTATAGAGTCAGAACTTTGGTTGACTGCGAAAAGAGTGAGTTTAGTTTTGCGGTTCAATTACTGCTAGATGACTTGAACATTCAAGAACAGGTTAATAACTTGGTCAATATTCGATGAGCCTACTATCAGAACATGAACTATCCCATCCGTCAGTTATTAAGATAAAAGAGCTTTTAGAGCAGAGATTAAACAAATACCGAATAAAGAACGACCAATTTAATGCTGATCAATCAACACGTGGTAGAATAGCAGAGATAAAATCTTTACAAAAAATCATTTACACACTAGGAGTCTGATAAATGGGTAAGCAAGCACAAAACGAAAACTTAGATGAAAACTTAGATGCCAAAGATGATCCAAAGGCTAGTCAGAAAGATTTAAACGCCGCATTTATTGGCGGTCATGAAGGTAAAGAAAATGATTGGTACGCCAAGGATGAAGATCAAGACCTTATTATAGCTGAAGAAATAGATCGCGATCCCAAAGCATCGCAAACGCTTAGTCTTAAAAAAAACAAGAAAGATGATAAGGATATTGACGAATGGGCTGGTGTTTCTTCAGCAGTGAGAGCTAGGCTTGAGAAAATGGAAGCTTCAGTTGCTCAAGCGAATAATGCAGCTAGTTCAGCCAGCGGAAGAGCGAGCAAATTACAAGCAGAATTAGATAAAAGACTTGCGGCCAATAAACCAAAACCTCGACCAACGTCAGAGCAAATAACAGAAGCGTTAGGAAACCCAGAAAAATTAAAAGAATTAGAAGAGCAGTGGCCGGATATGGTTGCTGGCATCAATGAAGGGCTAAACAGCATGAGCATTGCAGTTGGCGGTCAAATCGATAAAGCGACTTCCGCTATGAGGAAAGAATGGTCTGAGATGCAACAGAAATCTCAGGATGACCTATTAAATAGGCTCAAAGTTGACAATGCACACCCAAACTGGGAAAATACCATATCAAGTAATGATTTTAAAACTTGGTTTTACGAAGGAGGCCCAAGCAATCAAGAAAGCATGGAATATGAGCAAGCAGTAGCAAACGCAAGCAACTCATTGAATACACCGCAACAAAGCGCTGAATTCTCTAAACGAGCTGGCGACACCTACTCAAGATTATTAACCTCATATCCTGATTGGGCTGCTAAGAAAGGTAATTTGTACGGGTCTCCGTCTAGTGACGCAGCCATCAAGTTACTCGACATGCACAAAGGTTCTTTTGTAAACGAAGATGAAGCAAAGATTGAGAAGGACTCAAAGAAAAAGAGACTATCTGATAACATTGCTCCAACTACTGGCAAAGGCGTAAAAGCCCCAGCCGATAATGTTGAAGATGTTAACGAAGCCTTTTTATCTGGGTTTAAAAGCTCAAGCTACTAGCGCGGCACAAGCCCCGCAATATATATCATTTCACAATATTTCTGAAATGTAATCAGTAACGATATTTTGTCGTTATTATTTTATTATATTTTTAGGAGTAAAGTGTTATGGGCATCGTCAGTTATGATATCAATACGCCGCGTATTGCAAAAACCAAAGGTGAAATTTTAAAACATGCCATTCCTCGAATGGTACTATTGATCACGGGTAGACAGCACAAAATTGGTCGCAATATGTCGGATACCATTATTTTCCGCCGTTGGCTTCCATTTGGAGGCGCTACAACCAATTCAACTACAATCAACGCATGGGTAGTTGATCCGAATCTGCATTTAACAACCGATGGCGTAACCCCAACAGCAGATACCATCACCCCACAGGATGTTACGGTTCAATTGAATCAATATAGCTGTTTGTATGCTTATACAGACAAAACGGCTGAATTGTATGAAGATGATATCCCCACGCCGATGAAAAAGCAGGCTGGTCAAAGAATGGGGCTGGTTAAAGAAAAAGTTGCTTATGGCGTATTAAAAGCTGGTACAAACAAGTTTTATGCTGGCGGCACATCAAGAGCTACAGTTGACGCTACAGTTACCCTTAATCGGCTACGCAATATCACTCGTTCGCTAGAAGCTAATCGAGCAGACCAAATAACCGAAGTAGTAAGCGCATCACCGAATTACAATACTTCACCAGTTGAATCGGGATTTCTTGTTTTTTGTCATTCAGATATGGCGCATGATATTCGAGAAATCGAAGGTTTTACCAAAGCAGCCGAATATGGCGAATCGAATATGAAAGCTCACCCACGAGAATTGGGGGCAGTTGATGAATATCGATTTATCACTTCACCTGAACTCAGCCCAACAATTGATTCTGGAGCGGCAGTAGGCGCAACCGGATTAGTCTCAACTGGAAATTCAAATATCGATATTTACTTTTTGATAGTTGTTGCCGAAGATGCTTGGGGCGATGCTGCCTTGCGTGGTCTTGACGGGTTCAGTCTCATTCATTTACCACATAACATGAAATCCAAGAGCGATGCTTTACAGCAACGCGGATATGTTGGCGGTAAATTCTGGTGTGCCCCCTTCATGCAAAATGATGGATGGGCTGCAATTTTAGAATGTGGCGCAACCGTTTTAGCTGATAGTTAATAGGAGATATTAAAATGTTAAATCCCAACTTAAATAATGGCGGGACTCTATGTTTCTCCAAGGTAGCTTTAGTAGCTGGTACGACTACAACGTATACCACAACTGTCGCTACAGATTACATCATTGACGGCAAGTTTGGCGTACAGTTCGCGACTAAAACAAATCAAGCCGTCCCTTCTACTGATGCAAATACAGGTGCAGCATTTCCCGTAGTGGCGGACGATAAAGGCATGGCTTTAGTATTTGGAATTAATGCCGCTGGGGCTGTTCAATTAGTACAAGGCGATATTAAAGACTTAGAGGTTGGCACTCTTGAATTTAAGATAGCACCGCCATTCCCTAGCTTTCCAGATGATTTCTGCCCTATAGGGTATGTAATTTGCAAGAATGATAGCGGCAGTGATTACACTGTCGGTACTACTAACTGGGCTGATATTGATGTCACGTTTGTCAATATTGCTATGATGCCCGATAGACCTCAAGAAAGCTAGTGACTATTAATAGTAAAGATTGTTCTCTTTGTGGGGTTAATAAACCTCATAAAGAGTTCTCTTTGTTTCCGAACAAAAAGCATAAGCCGCATTGTAAGTCATGTCATGCTGGCAATTCTAAAGAATATTATTATCGTAATAAAGATATCATTAAAAAAAATAGAAAAATTGCTTATGATGCTGGAAATAAAACTTTACCTAACTATTGTCTGCCCGCAGATAAAGCATGTTCTAAATGCGGGTCAATAAAACTACTTGATGAATTTTCTATAAGCTCTGATAGAAAATTTGGACGTAAAAGTGCTTGCAAGGTGTGTATGTCTATGGGCAATAAGGCTTATTATCAAAAAAATAGAGAATCTATGTTAAAAAAAGAAAGAGATAGGTATCACGACAAATCTGGAAATGCCAAAGAAACAAAAATCAAATACTTAAAAAATAATTTAGGATCTAATAATGCGAGTAGCACAAGACGTTATGCAGATAAACTAAATGCAGTTCCCAGGTGGGCTGATTTAAGTGTGATCAAGGGTATATACGAATATTCAAGATTGAAAACATTAATAACAAAAGTTAAGCATCACGTAGATCACATTATACCGCTGCAACATAAACTGGTTTGTGGTCTACACACAGAAGCAAACTTACAAGTGATTACCGCTACTGATAATCAACGTAAGTCAAACAGATTCATTCCTGGTTATCAGGTGGATCTTAACATTTATTCCCCCTCTTAATTGAGGGGTGCAGCTTCCCTAGGAGGAATGAAAAATGGCTAAGAACAATCAAAGACAAAGAAATTTAACGATAACTGATAAGCTTACGCTAAGACAAAACGCCGTAATCAGACAGTCAAACGGTAATGATTATGACGTAATAAGCTTAACAGAGCTTGGCGTGTTGGACGGCTTAACAGCTACCACAGCCGAACTTAACATCATGGATGGCGTAACAGCCACAGCGGCAGAGCTTAACGCTAATTGTGATGCTTCGGTAAATTATGAAGTGGTCACCGCAACTAACGTGATTACTGCGTCAGAAAACGGCAAACATTTTGTTTTAAATACTGCCACCGCTTTTGTTAGCACATTACCAGCCCCAGCACTTGGCTTAGAGTTTTGGTTTCATATTGGCGCAACTGCTCCAACTACAAGCCATACGATCGTCACCAATGCGAGCGCTAACATCATTGTTGGTAACATCACCTCGCCAGAAGTATTCGCTTTAGTAGCAGTTGTTCAGGATGCAGATACTATCAGTTTTGTGGCTAACCTTGCTTTGCATGGCGATCATGCGCATGTTTGGTCTGATGGTACTAACTGGTATTTAGACGGCATGTGCGGCGTTCAAGACGGCATGACAACAACTCAAGCTTCATAATCAAATGCCGCTTAACTGCGGCTTAAACAATAGGTATGATAATGACAGATAAAAAACACGCAACAATTAAAAGTCTTCAATCTGAAATGAAAGCAAGTGAAAATGAAACCGATGATCGCTTAAACGCTTTAGAGTCCTCTATAGGTGAGTTAACCATTGATATCGATACTAAATTTTCCGAAGTACTTGATGCTATCCGCAGTCAGGCAAAAAACAATCCTGTCAGTATTTCAAAAGACGGTGTTGACTGTAGAGACGTTCACCAACACAAAGATGAAGATAAAAGCGGCGTTATTTTTGCAGACGGTCGACCTGAGAATGATGTTGAATTAATCGAAATTAGTCTAACCTCTTCTGACAGCGCAGAATTCAAAGAGAAAGCCGATCAAGTCATGTTTGATAAAGAAGAAATAGAGATCAGAGTAATGCCGTCTGGGTCGAGTTATCCAGACTTTTCTTTTTCGGTGGGCATAAACGGCAAAATGAAAGCCATTATGCGAGGTCAAAATCAGTGGGTACAAAGAAACTACGTCGAAGTATTACTTCGAGCAAAAACATCTAACTTCGGAAACATTGAAACTGTAAATCAATTGACTGGTGATAAATCTATTATCTATCCTGAAACAAAATCTCATCGTTACCCATTACAGGTTATTACAGATAATAGCCCAAAAGGTGCTAAGTGGTTAGAAAGAGTGCTTAACGACCGTGCTGCCTAATGTCAACCTATCTTCAAATCTGCCAAGATGTTGCGAGAGAGTGTGGAATTGCTGGTGGTGCTGACGCATCACCTAAGCCGACTGCTGTTACTAGCCAAATTGGCGAATTAAACCGCGTTGTTAACTGGGTAGCAGATGCTTACACAGAATTACAAAATGCCAGAAAATGGCGATGGCTTCGTAAAAAATTTACACTAAACACGGTTGATGGGACTGATAATTACGCTTTTGGTTCATGTACCGATGTATCTACAGCCTCAGCCATTACCCGATTCGATTCATGGCGTTTAAACGATAGAAGAAATCCCCCTAAAATTTACTTAAGCTCTGCTGGTGTTGGCGGGGAAACATTCCTAGATTGGACAATTTGGGATAACTTCGAGTACCTTTATAAAACTGGTTCTTTGCAAAGCCAAACTTCTCGACCTTTCCATATTACGTTTAACCCTGACGATGAAATTGTTTTAGGGATAACCCCTAATGATGTTTATGTGGTAACAGGTACTTATTATCGTTCGCCCCAAATATTGGCGGCTGATGGAGATATACCAGAAATGCCAGCCCAGTTTCATGATCTGATTAAATATCAAGCTATGGAGTGGTATGGATTGTTTGAGTCTGCACCAGAAGTAATCTCAAGAGCGCAAAAGGGCATTAAACGACTTAATTCTCAACTGAATAAAAACCAAGGATCACGGTTTAGAGTGGGAAATTCTCTAGCATGAAGAATTCATCATGAGGTATCAACTTGCTCAACCAAAATTTGATTATTTACCTTTTCAAGGTGGATATGATACTGAGACTAGATCATGGAATGTCAAGTCAGGAAAACTGAGAGAATCCCAAAATTATGAGATAGGTGTCAACAATCAAGGCTATGTAGATATTCAAGGCTATGAGGCTTTTGATGGTCAAGACAGACCTTCAGAATCTGGTTATTCTATTTTAGATGTCACCATTACAGGTGAGTTTTCTGTAGCAGATACCATTACTCAACTTACATCTGGCGCAACAGGTGTCGTTCTCGATGTTGTGACTACTACGACACCTAATTATCTAGTGATCACCAAGATCACAGGCACTTTTGATGCAACCAACGACCTTCAAGTATCAGCTTCAACAGAGGGTACGTCTTCATCACTGGCTAAGGCAAGCGGAGCATCAACCCCCAATCTTCACTCGCAATATAATAATTTAGCTGCTGATGAATATCGTGGAGATATTGCAGCTGTTCCAGGCTCTGGTGTGATTTTAGGGATCTACATGCTAGACGATGTTTGGTATGCGTTTAGGAATAATGCGGGGGCAACTGCTGCCGACTTATATAAGTCAACATCCTCAGGATGGAGTCAGGTAGCGTTAGGTCGAGAATTATCATTTACCTCTGGTGGAACATATGTGATTGCAGAGGGTAACACTATCACAGGTGCAACCAGTACGGAAACGGCTGTCATTACTAGAGTTGTATTAGAATCTGGCTCATTCTCTGCTGGAACGGCGGCTGGCAGACTTATTTTTGCTTCACAAAGTGGGGCGTTTCAGGCAGAAAATCTCGACGTAGGCGCTAATACAAACGTAGCAACGATAGCCGCTGATAGTAGTGCCATTACTTTAACGGTTGGCGGACGTTATGAATTTGTCCGAGAAAATTTTGGCGGTGAAGCTGGTGCAAAAAGAATTTATGGTTGTGATGGTGCTAATCGAGGTTTTGAATTTGATGGAACTGTTTTTGTTCCTATCAATTCAACAATGACAACCGACAAGCCAACCCATGTTATCGTACACGCCCATCATTTGTTTTTTTCATTTGCTGGATCAGCACAGCATTCTGGACTATCCACTCCTTATATATTTTCCCCCATATTTGGCGCTGCTGAACTGGCAACAGGTGATATTATTACAGGATTCATGATTGAACCTGGGTCTTCTGGAGGCGAAGCATTAGGGATCTACAATAGAAACCGTGTCAATATTCTGTATGGATCGTCCACATCTGATTGGCAATTAACCCGTTATAGGAAAGAAACTGGCGCTTATGCGCATTCTATCCAACAATTCGGTCAAACGATGTATATCGATGATCGCGGAATTACGACATTAAGCACCGTACAAGCTTACGGTAATTTCCAGCAGGCGACCGTATCAAGGCACATTCAAACATTTATTAATGCCAAAGCTAAACTGGTGAATGCCTCGTGTATCACAAGAGGGAAAAACCAATATCGTTTATTTTTTACCGACAAAACAGGATTATATATCACCACTGAAGGAACAAAAGTGGTAGGTATAATGCCGATTTTATTTAATGATAAGGTTGATTGTATCGCTTCTTTAGAAAAGAATGACGGTACAGAAGAGATGATGTTTGGCTCGTCTGACGGGAAAGTTTATCAGCTAGATAAAGGCACATCTTTTGATGGCGATACAATAGAGTCATTCATGAAATTGCACTACCATTTTTCAAATTCAATTAGATGGGTAAAAAAATATTTGGATATAACCATTGAGGCAGAAGGAGATGGTTATTCAGAATTTAATTTATCGACAGAATTAGGTTATAACTCAACCAACATATCTCAACCCGCCACGCAAAATTTAGTCTTAGATTTTAGAGCAACAGTTTGGGATTCTTTCGTTTGGGATTCTTTCGTTTGGGACGGCGTAAGCTTAAACCCCGCTTCCGCAAAAATAGAAGGAAGCGCAGAAAATATATCAATCACAATCCGTAAAAACAGCGATCATTTTTTACCGATCCATTTAACGGGTGCAATGGTTAGATACCAGTTTCGCAGACAGTTAAGGTAAATTATGGCTAATTTAATAAAGGCGGTTCTCAATGGCTAATTCATATTATGCGCCAACAGGTGCGCCAGCAACCAGTTCACAAGGCTCTTCATCCACTATTCAATCAGAATTCACAGATATTGAGGGAGGCTTTGACAAAATGCCTTCGCTTACGGCTAGTTATGTTGTTGTGGTCAATTCAGGTGGAACAACTTTAGAATCTGTCGCATCACTCACGGTCGCTCAAGGCGGCACAGGCGTTGCCACTCTCACCGATGGTGGAATTCTTTTAGGATCAGGTACTAGCGCGATAACGGCTTTAGCTGTTCTTGCCGATGGAGAAATGATTGTTGGTGACGGCACAACCGATCCATCCAT